ACTGGAGCCATCCAATTCCAATACGGTGCCGAATTTAGCGGGGGAAGCCTTGATTAAAGGAGTGCCCACCGATGCCGCCACACTAGCATTAACAGAATCATCATCAATGTTTGAATCACCATCGCTCCCGTCGTAATGATAAACGCACGTTACGTCAGCGTCAGCCGTTTCTTTTGTTCTTTGGGCCGTTATGACATACCCATGTTGCAAATTTGTTATCTGAGAAGCGGGAGTGGCAATCCCATGTTCAATATCAAAGTCATGTGAGTGGGAAGCCATGGCGAACAAATTGGTGGCTATCTTGTATTTTGTGCTTCCAATATCAATAACAAGATACTCAGTCCCATCAATGGTGGTTCTGGTTGCCAGACTGGACCAGTCCTTTTCCATATATGCATCTAGTGCGGAACTGTCCACCGTAGTCGCCAAGGCCGCATTGATAAGGGCCAAGTCCGTTACAAGGTCTGCCACCTTGCTCTGAGGGACCTCTTTTAATTCTATGCGTGTTCCAGCTGAATCAATTTCAAACTCATTGGCATCAAACTTGTCGATGAGGTATCCAGCACTTGAATCAGAAGAATCCAAAAGAACCTTATTGTCGCCAGAACCCCCACCAACAAACGCTTCCCAATAAGTGGGGGAGCCTGAAGGAAGGTTGCCTGTATTGGCGGCTTGAAGTGACTTGTAGATGGAACCCGCCGAAGTACACCACTCGTTGAGGCCGTAAGTGTGGCCCGACTGATAATCGGCCATGCACAGACCATATACAACGGAATAAGTCGGGTATCGTGCGTCCGACTGTGTTTTGGTCCAGTAGGTGTTCCCAAGACTTGGGGAGGGTGGGGTGATTCCCGTTAGATACCTTCGATTTCGTATTTGCCAGTTACCACCTTGAACCATAAATACGGGTTGCGGCTCGTCTGCGGAAGAATCACCAGCATCCAAACCACCAAATTCAAAACCAATGTCAGCAATGTCTGGGAGTATTCCAAGTTCTGTTTGTGCCTTCTCGGTATCGCCGTCGAAGACAACGGTAAAGATTCCCAATGCTTTCTGGGTTGAATCAATATTGTCATTTTCAACAAGGATAATGGTTGGATCGATGTAGTCGGCTTGATCGTCCTCACTATAGGAATACGACAATACAGTGGCGGCTTCCAGCGTAAAGGTGTACAGGCCCCCAGTTTCCGAGAAGGAGGTGTACGTAACCGATTCCACGTTGGTTCCGTTGTTTAGCCGTATTACCCCGCCTTCCCCCAAAGGATAGTTACTGCTATCTGCCAGTTCAAGCGTCTTCACCACAATACTGGAAACAGATCCGGCGGGAACCGCCACATTGAGCAAACCATTGTGCTCCAATATCCAATTATTGTCAATGGCGAAATAGAAACTTGTAGCATCAGTGAAGTCGGTAAATGCTTCATATTGCTCTGTGGTTGCATTGCGCTTCAGACAATGGATCTCATACGTCTTTTGCTCTTTAAGGAATATCGAAGGAAAATCTTCCTCTAAGAGTCCAGCACCATTGGCATCAACCCAAGTTCCATTGAGTACGTCAAGGTATAACAAATTAGCCATAAATCAAAATCTCCTTTTGCATTACAATACAAGTCTATTGAAAATTCTCAAATCACCCAGTTGCCACCACTGGCTTAATTCAGACATTACGTTGGGTTGTCCTGAATCATCAGACTCCGTTATGGTGATGGCGTTTAGCATGTGGCGTTCAACCCCATAAAAATTCCCACCAATCTCAATATCATTCTGATTCGGCCGAATTAACGATGCTTTGAGATTAACAATCCAATTGTTTATTCGATACATCTCAGCGAAGACATACACAGTGTACAATTCATCAGCCTCTTCCATTGGCAATTCCAAGGATTGACCAGCCACCGCCACTTGTTCCGTTCCTGAAATTAAATACCCCCCGAGAATATCAACCTGACCATACTCCTCCAAACTCTCGGTTACGGCGAAGGGGCCATTGTAGGTATCCGTTTCAAAAGAGGTCCCGTCATCGGGGGTGTTGTGCTTATGTTGGTTCCCACCTCGGAAGTAAGGGGGCAAGTCTTTGTGGACGCGAACAACGTCACCCACTTGCCTAAATGCCCTGTTGGATAGTATCTTGCCCATTAATCCGTTTCCTGTTGTGGAAGTTTCAGAGTTTTCCAGTCAATTGGAAACAATGTCGCCCTTCTGAAGGTAATGGCTACCAGCGGAGCCACAACCAGACCACCATTCCCGTCGAGGTTTTGAGGGACTGTTACTTTCGTGTCCTTCTTGCTTCCAGCTGTAATGGAACTATCCAAGTCTGATTCACGAATGGCGATTCTTTTGCCGCCAACCAAAGTATAAAATCCAATGTCCAATGGGTCTGCCAACCAACCATAATCCCCTTCGGCCACGGCTACCTCGTATCGCACTTCAAAGTAAAACTCACCCTCAGCGTCTATCTTGCGAGTGCCCGTGACATTCCGCATCCATCCTTGGAATGGTTGGAGTTTCCTCCCAGCTACCCTCACGGAATGCAAATTAATGCTTCCCTTGTACAGGCGTTTGGTATCTGCAAGGTACTTTCGTTCATTGCGCTTAATATTGAGTACGTCGCGAGATTCAGGCTGAACCCATGGCGGATCGGTGAACATGTCACCAGCTGAATTGTCATTAAGTTTAGTGGGCTGTCCTTTTGTCAGAGTACCTGGAGTTTCACCATGGCTCATGTAATACCCAGTGACAGCTCGTTGCTCGGTATAAGTGCCGAAATTTATCTCGGGTTTTCTCTTTGTGGGGTCTTCGAAGTCTCCACGGCGAACAGTGTTGGCCCCTGATGCCGTGTTATAGTCTAAGAACACCGTCCATTTAAACCCATCTTCGCCTTCGCGGGGCTCTGCCCGTATTTGCGTTAAAATGGCGGAGCGGTCCTGTTCAAACCTTGTGTTTAGTGGGGGAATTTCTACAATGTCCTTTACTTCGACAACCGTAAGTTCCACGTCACTGTCAACAATCCATTCGTCAGTATAAACAATTCCAGAATTGGATTTGTTCATTATAGGTGGTTTCTTGTATCTATAAAACGTATAAGCCATTTAAAAATCCTCGCCGTGTAGCAGATCACCCAACTTGTCAGTCCATCTAGCCGTCTGCCTACTTATTTCTTTTAGGACCCCAGTGTTGTCGCCTGTGTTCTGTTCAATTTTGGACATGTCTCGGGAACCTTTTCCCAGTGCTTGCGATACACCACTAACACCTCCGGCAGATACGGCTCCCAATGCTTGTTCCTCTTTGGTGAGTTCCAGCCCTCTTTCTTTCTCATCATTTATTGACGTAATAATTTCAAGTAGTTTCTGCCCAAGCGTAAGTTTCTTAACTTCGTCTTTCTCGGCATTAAGTTTCTTTTCAAGCTCCAATCCTTTGAAACTTAGAGCGTTTAGCCTTTCCTGTTGTGTGGCTTGGCTCTGGGTGAAACGAAACATAGCCTCATCCAAATTGGTGCGAGCATCCTTGATTGCCATTGTTCGGGCTTCTTCTGACCGCAACAATTTCACTCTAACCTCATGCAACCTCTGCATCTGTTTAAGGAATGGAAGACCGGCGAGATTTTGTGTGTTGATCTTTTCCTCTATGTCAAGTTGTTCTCTCTTGATTAAAAGCATCTTTTCAGCAAAGGGAGACCCTTTCGCCATTTCAAGGTTCCATCTGCGCTGTAGGTCAGCCAACCCTTGCAGAACCTTCGGCGCGTCCTTAGTGGCTTGGTCTTGTCGTTTAAAGCCCTCTTCAGTAATCTTGTTTAAGGCCTCTGTCTTTCTCCGCTGAGCTTCAATTAATTTGGCTTGCTCTTCTTTTCTTTTGGCAATCTTGCCTTCCCAAAGAAGCCTCGCCTTTATTTCGGCAGTAATTCCTTTCTGTGCCGCCGCATCACCAATGGTTAGCTTTCCCAATTGATCGGCTATAACAAACAATGGCCCAAGTGTGGTTGGAAAAAGTACGGTCATCATTTTGTCGAAGAACGTGGTATGTTGGGCAAGGTCCTTTATCATCCCAGAAAGATGTTCGACGGCGGGGTTTACTTTCTTAATGCCGGATATCATCGAGGACAGCCCACTGTCAACCAAACCAGTACTTCGAACCAACGTTCCCAAAGCCTCCTTCATTTCTTTCCATTGCTCACTTAAAGTCCTTGTTTGGTTCATGGTTTCATTTTGGGTTCTGACAAAGTCACCCATGGCGAGTGTGGACTGCTCGTACGACTCTTTTAATATCTGTACAGCCTTCGCCTGTTGCACCGTCCATCCGTTGGCTTCCATCAAGGCGGCAACTTGATCACGAAACTGTTTGGTGTCCTGTCGTACCGCTATACGCAACGATTTCAACTGTCGGGTTTGTCCCAACATACCTTTGGTCAATGCTTCGGTTGCGAAAGTTGCACCCTGCTCAATATCATTGAAGGAAACAAGGTCTTGGGCCAATCGTGCGGTCTGTACGGACATCTCCAACGCTTGTTTTGTGGAGAAACCCAAACCAACGAGGAGGTCACCAGTACTGGATAAGAGTTTCTTGGTGGTGGAGTCTGCCAATAGGAACTCTTTTGAGATGGTTTGGGCCGCTTTCTCGGCATGTTGTCCCATCCCCGCGAAAGTTACCGCAAATTTATTTATGACTTCCGTCTTTCGAGCAGAGGCCAAAACAACGTCCCACACCCTCTTAAACCCTGCCATGGCAACTCTAGCCGCCAACCATACTCGGCCGAGGCGACTGACGTTTCGCACAAACGAATCTAGTTGGGATTGCTTGCCCAACAAAGATTGAGTGACATTGGTCCTCTTGGACTGCTCCCCCACCTTGCGCTGGAAGTTCCGAAAAGCGATTTCTGCTTTGGAAAGGTCGTTGCGCAACTTTTTATGATCAGCGCGAATAATGGCGTAAATGTCGCCCACGAATCCATCGCCAGGACCTGCCAAACCTTGAGCCATACTTATGCCCTTCCTGAGTTATGATCTGTTGCTTTTTTAGTGAGCATAAAATTATGCCACATTGCGTCTGTTTGCATTTTAGTTGCTTTCTTTATTTTCTTTGGCAATGGTCCGTCTGCCAAACCCGAAGAAACATCTTGGGACACAAGGTCGGACTCTCTGCGATAAAACTCTTTCCAGTAAACAAATTCCTTTGAGCTTATCCATCTTTGAGCTTCCTTTACACTCTTGTGTCCCAATTTTTCAGCTAAGAAGTACCAGAACCACAGTTCATCTCTTCGGTCGAAGACTTTTTTGCCTCTTCACCTGCATCGGCACGCAGACCGTTCTCCTTCGAGATGTGGTCAAGCACAATGTCCAAGGCGGCGGAGGATTTGGTGTCCATGAGAAGTATCGCTTGGTCCTCCGAAAGGATGCGAGCACCATCTTCGCCAACCATGCACAATTCGAGAGTCTTGGAACGCAGACGCTTCCAATCAACCTCTCCGAATTTAACACCGTCTTCACCGTCTTCGATGTTTGAGCACTGTGCCATTGTCTTGTCGTACTCTTCACGGTCTGAGCCTGACATGCTCTTAACCAAGACAACACCACCCCACTCTTTAACTTCCAAGGGTGTGATGGTGATGTCCTTCGCATTGTTAATGTCCTCAAAAGTGAGGATTTTTTGTTTAGTCATCTTGGTCTCCTAGTTGACTATGGGTTTATCCGAACGTTACAGGTCCCGTAACCTTGATTGAGTATTCGGCAACATACCGTTCCTCAATGGGGCCTAGAACGCGGAAGCGGTTCATGTACCCTGTGAAATTCCACGGGGTCTGGTCGGAATCGGGATGACGCAACTGAATTATTTCAGGGTCGCCGTCGATGGGGGGAGGGGCTGTGGAAGGTTTGTATGCAATGGTTCCTTCCAGTGTACCACCTTCAATGAGTTTTCCTGGTTTGTATTCCATAGCGTCGGAGCCATGGTGGGTCATGTCGACATCCTTGCGTGCCAACTCAGGGCCGTTGTTTTCAACGATCTCAGCGAGGAAACCAGACGAGAAGTCGATTTCAATACCAGTTGAGACAATACCTTCAGTACTGAATGCCATAACTGTTTCTCCTTTTTATGTTGTGGTTCGAATAACCTTTAACGTTGCCGTAAACGTATTCCGTTTCTTTTCATCTTTGCCTGTAAAGAAAATTCCGTTCCTAACTGCAATCTGTTCGTACCTAGTGGCGGGTGTTCCGTCTGCCGGATCAACCACCCACCTTTCTAGCTTCCTTAGATACAATATAGCTGATTGGAGCTTTTTCCATCCATCAAGATAATCCATGTCCCGCACCAAAAGCTGACAAGCATCAAATTCAAACAATGGGCGTGCCCTGTCATGGCTTCCTTGTGGTGGGTCGGGAAGTGCGTCGGTAAGGACAAGAATATTGTTTGGCTTGTCGGGGATGGTTCCTATAAATATGTCGGCTCCAAACACCCCGAAACTTCCTTCGGACTCTAACTTATCTTTTAGATCTTCACTACTTGGATTCATCCTCGCAACTCCTTTCTTATAATCCGAATTACCATTCTTGCACTTGCTCTAAGCGCATTTTCCAAGAACTTTGCCTCACCTATGGGATGTTTGTTTGCCAATATCTCATGGACGAAGATGGCATAAGATACTCCCTCGTAAACCACTTTAACGGCGATGACACCATTGGCATCGCCCAACATGTACGTCCTTGCAGATGCTTTGAGTGCCCCCGTGTCAACTGGTGTCCTTAGTTGTGATTGGCGTTGGACGTACAATCCAGAAGTCAACACTCCGTTGCGCAAGAGGCGGATGGAGTCGTTCCATTTCCTCTTCAACTTCATGTTGACTTTGCTTACATCTAAAGTTATACGAGCCATATGCGATAAACCGTGTCAGTGTTCCTGATGTTTGGATCGGATTGTTTTGCCATAGATTGAAATAAGTCGTAATCGTCTTTTAATGCTTCTGGGTCTGTGGCATCACTTGGAAGGTCTGCAATAGTCCCACGGAACCAATAACCATAAACGGAAGTATCCTGTCCAGGAAACACTTTTGCCTTCGAGATTAACTTCTCGCCCTTTTCGGCCACAAATTCTTCCTGTTGGTCCATCCACCTCACCTTGATGTCAACTGGAGCGGCGTACGTTGCCTGTGAATAACCGTCAACCGCCGTTTTTGCCCAGTATACAGCATCTTGTGTTCGCATTCGACTTTGGAGTGTTATCCTTGACATGTTAATCCCTCGGGAAGAATTGGAAGTTCATGGCGTACTTCCCGTTGTTTAATTTCTCCAGTGTGCCAGTGGGGTCCAATATCATTGCTTGCTGTCCATACAAGGTAGAAAGCAATCGCATCCCAGTCTTGCCACCATAGGACACCTCTTGCAGTTCCACCTTTTCTTTGGTGAACCTCTGGTCATGAATGGCGGTAAAGTGGGCTGACAGCCACCTTTCAACCTCTTTAAGCGTGCCGTCTGCAATACCCTTGCCCGTAAGGTTGTCTTCCACAATACGATTTGCGGCGGTGATGTACGGGGTGAGGTTCGTTATCGTGGAAATTACGTCTATTATTTCAAACACTTCTGCTGAGGTCACTCTTACTGCCATAACAAAATCTCCTTTTCTTTTACTTTACACTCAACCAGCTTCGCATCCAAGGCTCGTTTATTTCGTGGGGTTTGGGTGTTCCATGGAAACAGACAATCTGACCATCAAGTGGAACGACGCCATCTTTCATGTGAACCTTATAAGAAATGGCTCCCACTTGCTCTTGGATCACGAGCGGCGTTCTTCCGTATTCTTCTTCAAGCCATCTCTGCAAATATTCCTGTTCCCATATTCTAGGGTTGTTCCATTTGTCTCGCAAACCACTTTCCATCGCCAGACGGAACCGTTTCCATACCTTGGAATAGTCGCCATGCCATGCCATCAGCCCACTTGCGCGGCGGGGGGCATGATAAAAATCGTTTAGCATTGAGAAGTAAGAGGGTTCCGCTTGCCAGCGTTGAGCCCAGTTGGTAATGTCTTTCGCAATCACCGTATCAAGGTCAAAAAACAATACAGATTCGTCTTTACGGAAAACCTCAGGCCGGAACAATTCAAACTTACTCCACCACCCTGGAGCATCTGTGTTGAAGCCAATAACAGACACTCTCCCTCTCTTCCGAGCGTATTCAAGCGTCAAATGGCCCAGATCCAGATCGGTAAGGCACACAAAGCGGAACGGCACTTCCAATTTCATAATGCAATTCTCAAGCAGACGCCGAACGTACAATTCATCATAACAACCACCACTGCGACAAACACAAGCTATAGCCAATTTATTCATTTAACCAACTCCTTGAATGTGTTCGCAACTGTTTTCGGTTGGAGATATTTGGTGTCCAAGTATTTGTACCAATTGTCCAAGCTCCCCTTGGGGCAACTGTTTTTCCAGAAGTCTTCAACGAAGTATTCATTCCATAACAATAAAGTCGGGATCTTAAACACAGTCGCCATTATGGACAGCCCCGAAGGATACCCAAACACGCCTATTGACTCTTTCATAAGGGCAAACGCTTGACTTAGCGTGGTCTTTCCCGTTAAGTCAACCATTGCAGAGTTGGTTTTCATTCCAAGCAAGTTTGGTACGTAGGTTTCATCCCAGGAAGCACCAACCAGTATCGGCCTCGCCCCTGTTTGTTTTTGGATAAGCTCTATGGCTTCCCTTGTTTTGTGCAAATTGAATTCTGCTTTCCAATGAGCATACATTCCGTGCGGAACAACGTACACCACAAAATACTTTCCATATTTCGCTTTGTATTGAATGCGAGCTTGTTTCTCCTCCAGATCTTCATAAATTGGGAAGTGCCAATCAACTTCCCATTGCGGATCAACGTCTTCCAAGGCCGCACCAAATCGAGTGACCCCATTGTACGCCATAAAATAATCACACCCAAGATGTTTTGGAAATACGGTTCGGCCGTCTTCCAAATAAGCTTCCCGCCATATGGGGTCTTGGTGGTTCTTGTGCTTGACGTATCCCGCCGCATTTATAAACGGAACTTTTTGAACATACGGGAATGATCTGTCTCTGTCAGGGCGAGGAGAGGATATCAAAAGATCCGGTATCCCTATCCCCTTGTCCTTGCAGAACGATTTCAACTTCGTCAATACCCAGTATATGTCACCAATCCCAGGAGGAACCATTATCGAAGCTCTTTGGATCTTTGGGCGTTGGAAGAAAAACGTTCTTTTGGATTTGACGGGGCGTGTTGTTTTTTGTATCTTAAAACCATACCCTGAAACCAGCGTCGTTAATTGTTCAGGTTCCAACATCCATAGATGCTCAACCTCTTTCCAATGATGTTTGAATTCAAAGTCTGGGAAGTCTATGATGAGTCTTCCATTCGGTTTGAGAATACGAAAGCATTCTTCAAGGTAGGGTCTTGGATCGGGAAAATGTTCCAATACGTCGTTAAGCGTAATAGCGTCGAAGTATTCCGTGGGGAAGTTAACTTCCAATAGGTCTTGGTAGTGAACATGCTTGGAATGTGCCTTCTCATCGCATGAGAGTTCGACCCCTAGCGCATTTATCCCGTTCATCCTACTAACCATGACAAAGGCCCCGTTTCCACACCCTACGTCCAACAATCTTGTTTTGGCTTCGATGCCGTATTGTTGTATCCGCATTTTGGCAACCTTTACGTCCTGCTCGAAAGTGTGGGTGTACTCCTCTTGGTGGTATTGGTTCTTGTAAAAATCCGCTATTTCTTTTTCGCTTAAATTTACGATTTGGCGTTTGATGCCACAATCCAAACAGACAGCCATGTTCAGTTTATGAATTACTTGGCGTTCTGATTTTGTGCTTCCGCATACACATAAATCCATTAGAGTGTCTCCTTAAAAGATACTTTTGGGAACATTGTTAACGTTGAGTGTGGGTTTGCATTAACAACCTTAAAATCCAATTTCTGTGAAACTATGGCATCTTGCATTTCTTGGAATCCGCTTGTATGTAGATGCAAAAGTCCTTTGGAAGGGCTGTCGGGGTTTTTTAGGTTTGGGTGGTAATTCCTTTCTCCATTTGGTCCGGCTTTCATGTCGAAACCCAGCAACACCACTTTTTTCGCTCCAAGATGGTATGCTAGGTTTACAGCGGTTGCGCCACTGCTCTTGTTCCAGGACAGTCCGTCCTTTTCAAGACACATTCCTTTGGGTTGTCGTTTCATCAGCTTCACCCATTTGGGCAATTTAGCGGATAGAGCTTCCTTTTCAGGCATGTTGGTGACGCATAGGCCATTGAAACGCCTTAAATTGTCCCAATGCATGTTCCACCACCCAGAATCGCCAAAAAAGCACACAGGAACCCAGTCTCGGCAAATTATGGACGACGTAGTGGACCCGTGCCAGTCCCCATAAGCGTCGTTAACCGCAATTACCTTCTTCCCTTTTAAGAAAGGCCGTAGGTTAGTATCTTTTAGGGAGGGGCCGCCGCCAATAAGGAAGCAAGTCCCACCCCTCCATATTGGAGGAGCGGACCACATCTTTCGTTTAGGAGTCATCCTCATCATCCAAAAGGGCTTTGGCTTCGGATAGTTTCAGGAAGCCTTCGTGGAGGCGTGTGCCGCCACTGTCTTCCACTTCAGCGGGGGTGAGGTCCTTGATCTCTTTGGCACTGAGGTCCTCAAGCAACTCTTTCTCAACCATGAAAACAACGTACTTCCCGTTTGCCTGTTTGGTGACGATGGTTTCCTTGTCAACCAATTTGTCTGTCTCGGGGTCCGTGTTCTTCTCGGGGGGAGTGCTTCGCTCTGCATCTTCGCCCACAAGAATCTTAAACTTGTTAACAAAGATCTTGTCGAGGCGTTTGGCGCTTCCAATAACTGCACCCTTCTGGTATCTCTTGCCATCCTGGTAATGACTGCCATGTAGTACTTCGAAATTAAACTTACTCATCTTGGTCTCCTAATAAGTTAGAAATGGGGAGTATGGTGTGACCCATACTCCCCTAGCGGATGCGGAATTTAAGAAGCGGTCCAGTGGTAGACACCGCACTTCCCTTCTTGGTCCGAACGGATCTGCGGAACCATGATGGTCATCACCTTGAAGTGATTCATCATGCCATCACCGGATTTCCATTGAACAGGAACGACACTCATTCCAACAACGATGCGGACAACGTCGGAGGTGAGCTGAACCATGATCACATTCCCAGCGGCCATGTAGTCAGCCACTTGGATGAATTCCAAGCTGTCGGTTTCCAACAGGCGTTGGCGGATGGTGAGATCGCCGTTTGCCTTGAAGTCCTCTTCCAGTTTGGTTTCATACGCGGTCGGCACGTACAGACCATATGGCCCGAAGTACTTGTCGGCGATGAGGGCCTGTTTCATTGCCAATACTTCGGCAAGGATGGTGGCTCCCGTCGAGCTGGAATCGGTCCATGCCGTTCCTGATCCAGTGTTACGATCGGGATACGTGGTAAGACCGTAGACCTTGCCACTGCCGAAAGTGAAACTGTAACCGTTGAACAACGAAGACTCAACCTTCTCTGCAACCTTACGTGCGGCAACTTCACTCTGGGTGGTATCCAGCGGCAAGCCACGGGTACGCGAGGAATTGAGGACGCGGGTTGAGATCTGGAAGCCCTTGTGAACGATTGGGAGGGGCATCTGCGAGAGTTCGTAGACAACACGGTCATCCGCGGACTTCACAATCCCTTCCATGTTTACTTCGGCATCGTTCATGTCGCTGATCTTCTCGAATTCCAATACGGTCTGTCCAAGACCATTGGCAATGTCGTAACGCAAGCCACGACTGAGAAGATCACCAACCGACCGGAGGCGGGAACGGGCAATCTGGACGACGGTCGCGTCCATGCGTTTCCACTCATCCTTCTGGAGAGTGCCGTTTGTGCGCAGAGCGCGCCAGTTCATGTCGTTCTGCAGGAGAACGGCGGAGACGTCGCCAATGGCTTTGCCTTGGAAGACGGAATCAACAATCGGATCCATAAGAATATTCCTTCTTTTAGTTGTTTAAAGAAAACGAACGGGGCAAAGGTTGACGGGATCGACAGTGCTGGAATCGCTCATGTCACAAGCCGCAAGGGCAACACACATGATGTCTTCGGTGGTTCCAGCGGAATCGTCCGTGGCTTCCTTGAAGTAACCGTCACCGTTGGAGACAAGATTGTCACCCTTGGCGATAGCCTCTCCATCTGCGATACGAACGTTGGCGCGTTCGCCACGTTTGTAGATGTCATACTGAACAGTGTTTGCATCAGCATACACTTCACTGACTTCCTTGCCTTGGATGTCGTCTTCAAACACAATGGCGCGTTCGCCACTTGCTCCGGCGGTGGAATGCTTTTGAACAGTGTCATCCGAATCACTGGTCAGTTCGCAAAGCATTCCAGGATAAAGAGCGGCAGAGGCCTTCTGAAGACCTTCGAAACGCTCACCACCCTGAATCCGTATGGTTCTTATTGCCATGATAAACTCTCCTTCTTGTTTTTGTTACAAATTTACTTGACGGGGAAGGCTTCTTCGGGATCGTCGATGCCTCCGTTGTCTACGATGGTTTGACCGCCACCAGCTCCACCATAGTTGGTCGATCCCAACATGGCTTCGACGGAACGCAACGAGGTTTCGTCCATGGTGTCGAGGGCGTCGTTCGAAAGCAAGCATTGTGTGTTTGCTTTGAGACGGTCACGAATGGGAGCGGCTTGGTTTGCGGCCAATTCAGCCTTTACAGCTTTAATGGCGTCCGCAGTGGCTTCCTTCTTGATTGCCTCAATGTCAATCTTTTCGTTGGTGACAGGAGCAGGTTCCGTTTTTGGTTCGGCCTTGGGCTCTTCCTTGGGCTCTTCCTTTGCAGGGGCCTTTGGTTCCGGCGTTTCTTCATTGGTGGCGATCTTCTTGAGAACGCCTTCGTCCATGCCCATTAGGGCGACGCGGTCATCTTCGCCGAAAGCCGATTTCTCATTGGCAATCAGTGCGTTGACCAGTTTTTCTTTTTCTTCCATGGCCTGTTCCTTCTGTTCGGGTTGTGAGTTCTTTATTTGGTAAAGTACTGTCTTTTCCACTTCAAACACTTCCATATCAAGTACAATAGAATCGTTTTCAACCTTATATTTTCGTTTCAACAAGACATCAGGTTGGTCTTTGAATTCAAGTTCGTATATTACCTCCTCGTCATCTACCTGCTGAATCCACAACCAATCCGCGTTATGTGCTGTCTGCAATGCATCACTCAAATCATCCCGAATTTGCTCATGGGATAGCTTGTTTGCCGTAAGTTGTTTCTTAAGCCAATTCCACGCCTTGGACAATCCTTTGTCTTCGAGGTTCTGGGAATTGAACCGAGGGAACCCAGCACCGTCGGCAATGGAACAAGCTCCTACTTTTCCTGGGAGTAATGCCAAATGGTCGGGCATGTAGTTCACCACTACCTTGTCATACGGTTTGCCCTTAAAATCACCAGCCTCTTCTCTAGCTTGGACAAACAACCCCGTGGATACTTCAAGCATCTCATTGTTCTCAATGGACGTGAGAACCTCGGGGGCGACTGCTCGAAGCTTCTCTTTGTCAATCCATACTTCGGCCTTCAGTTTCTCATCATCAAAGAGTGCATTGTAGATCGCACCTATGTTTGACTTGATCATCTCGGGCTGGTTGGCGGTTGTTTCCACACCGCTCTCCGTCTCGGGATGCCATATGCAGATAGGACGACCGTTCCAACCCAAAGTGGACAATTCCAATTGTTCACCAGGATAGAAGGCCCCATTCCACACACCCACTTTAATCATTACGGTAGGACCCACGAGGTAAGTGGTTCCATCCCGCACCTCTTCGCGCATGATGACATCCATATTGGCTTTCATCATCACTGAATTTCTTTTCTTATTGGTTACAAGCATAAATGGTCTCCTTATGTTCTGGTCTGTTTCGTTATTTCGTCAATCGTGCAATCGAGCGTGATTACCCCGTCGACGTTGGTTGAAACCGTGTGATCGACCAAAAGCGCGTCAATACGGTCTATCTCGTCTTGATCCTGTGTGACGATGTTCGTCACGCCGCCTATTTCGTTCACAAATTTATAATGTTTCATGTGGGTCCTACGTGTTATATGCTAGCGTGAAATTATACGGACCAGCGGCGAGTTCGGTAAGTTTGGTTTGGCTTCCGGCTGATACAGCGGGACAAGTTGCGTCCATGTCAAGTGTAAATCCTACTGGCACGGTGTCCCTGAGGGCATACAATTGATCAACAATCGAATCCACTTCCAAATTCGGATTACTGTCAATGATCAACGATGTTAAATTCACGAGAGTCGAAAAGTCGAACGCGGTTAGTTGGTTTGCTCTGGCGTTGATCGACGTTAAACCCGTCATCAAAGTGGCGTCGTACGCTTCGACCTTATCATTATAAACGGTTGTCGTACTTGGCGCGGCATAGTCGTCCATGGTGACGACCCACGTTCCATCTTCATTTAGTGTTGGACTAGGTGGATTTCCGGTTGATACCTGATCACTTGGACCCGTCCAAACAAGATTGGTTCCGCCGACAATAGCGGGGTCGAGGCTGGTTGCACCAGCTTGGAACGTGATGGACACCGTCGGGTCAGGGGAAGCACCCCCTCCCCGAAACTTAAACGCAGATTCTATACTGTTATTCCAAAATGGCATGATGTTATCCTCTACGCTTCGGCTATCCCGAGTTCGGCTGTCTCACCACCCGCACATACGGCATAAATTCCAAATTGGCACAACCACGGTGGGATTTCATAATTGGTTTTGGTTGAGGATAGTGAAAATCCTTTGGTAGCTTCTGCCGCATTGCCCACAGCAAACCATATCGTATCACCCGATATGTGTTCCAGGATAATGCCTGAACGGCCCTGACTTGCAGGAAGTACTTGTGATGCGGTTTCTGTTATTGATTTACTGTCTACGCTTGCCATGTTAAACTCCTATTGTCCTGATGCTGGATGTTCTCTTTTGATAGCTTCTTTAATAAGTAACTTAATTTCACCGATGTCCTCACCCAGATGTTTCACCTCATTTGCCAAGACGCTTTCAACCTTTCCTTGTTCCCTTACCGCTTCCAATGCCGTACTCGAATTCTTAAAGGACAAAGTCATCAATACGATAAATATGGTGAGGCCCCCTCCCAGTACCCACAGCATCCAAGAGAACCGACCCTCAAGTCGGCAGAGGTGGCGTGATATCTTGCCTTGGATGTTGTCTTTGTCTTCGATGTCATCTTCTATCTTAGAAATTGCGTCTTCCTGGTGGCATTTGTGCGCGGTCATGTTGGTTCCCTTGTATGTGTGTTCAGTAACTTGATGTTATTTTAATATACACTCACTTTAATTTTCAACCAGAACCATGTCAAACGTGGTGTTTACCCCTCCTTGTTTGGAGATGCATATCGCAGAGACCCTGATATCTGTTTTTGCTGGAATGGCGGCTGGAACTGGGAAGGGCATGATGATAAAGGAGGTTCCATTTGTGTCCAAACCAAATGTCTTCTTTACTTGAAATACCCCCCCATACAGTCTCATTGACAACCTTCCATTCAATGCATAATCCCGTGCCAAACCCACCAAACTGTTTGTTCCTTGAAGCATATACCCTGTAAACCCGTTGGGGATGGTGTACAATGCCATTAAGGTCTGATTGTAACTGATTTGGATTCGGGAATACACAATTGTATCACCACTATTAACAGAATCCACATTGCCCACCAAATCCGAAGTTCCTACATTTTTCTTTCTAAATACTCGCCATAGGGGGGTGACTAGTTGCGCCAATGATGTTCCCTCAAGCGTCTTTGTCTGTACCACCAAATCACCATTTATGTCCAATCCCTGGACTTCTATTGGCTCAGTATCCGACGCACTGGAGCTTTTGATGTGGCTCACGGGGGCGGTCCCATCTGCCGGATAGGAGTAATCCCCTCCGTAATCCCAGACATCCTCATAAGCAGCAATACCGACGGCATCGTTTTGTCCGAATTTATGAATCACTGAACTACCTATAACATCTCCTTTGGATATAGCCAAACCATTTTCAGCGTCAGTTGTTCTTAGATTTCCAGAACCAGTGGCTCCAATATTAACAAAGACACCCGATGGGTTTAGAGCTTTGTTTACGTTTGTAACCAATTCTGCATCGTCTTGCTCTGATATTGGGTCAGCTATTCTATGCGAACTTGGTTTGATGTAATCTGGATGGAGGATTACGCGAATATGGAAATCAGTGGTGGGAGCGGCTCCGTTGGTGTATACTATTCGGAATTGGTCTACAGCTGGTTGTACTTGATACGTTTTCCCTGACCCCCCTAGAATGGTATAGTTGTCGACCCAGTGCCACCCATCCCCATCCCCAACCCTCTGCTGAATTTGCAATCCATCAACAGCACTTGGGACGTCCGAATAGACCGCTATCGCAATCACGCCATATTGTGCGACGTCAGTAGGTTCCCCAACAAAGGGTTCGTCCGCTTCCAGATTCTCTTCTGTGGAATTGTTATTGTCCACAAATGAAAATTCCCTTACGGGTAGTGGATTAGTTTCCTTTATTAAATTTCCAAGCCAATCCAATATTTTTATGTGGCGAATTATACTCATTACATTGATCTCCATTTGACCGTGTTGGTTACAAACGTTAGTGATTCCCCTTCATAAAGAAACTCAGTGGCGGCCTCATTTACCGTTGCGCCACCATAAGAACTAATTGTAAGTGTGCCCGTTCCCGTGTTTGTTATTGTGAAGCTTCTGCCATAGGGAAGTCCTGATGGATTTGGGAGGTGGACGGGAAAAGTGCCATCAGCCCAAACAATATCGTCTTTCAAATCAACGTTGTATTCGGAATCAACCTCCTTCAATTTGGGAGATTGGTTTATTTTACGGACTTCTGCTTCCCCCAAACCACCATTACCTCGACGAACCCGAATCCATTCTGTGGTTTGATCTGCCACTTTTAACCGAAAACGATATCCTTGGTTCTCCACTTCTATTTCTGGTGGAGCCCCTTCCTTGCCTGTTGGGCCCCGTAAACCCTGTTTTCCATCCCTACCTTGTTTTCCTAGCTTCCCCCGCATGCCAATCATCCCCTTATTTCCCACAGAACCCTGTCTTCCTGCGATTCCTTGCGTACCTGTTGCCCCCATTACCCCCTGTGTACCAGACGGCCCCTGTATTCCCTGTTTCCCTTCTATGCCTTGTGGTCCCCTTGGCCCCGTGAACCCTTTCGGACCTTGTTTACCCTCCACACCTTCTTCGCCTTGAATTCCTTTGGGTCCAGTTTTTCCATCAGCACCTCGAGGGCCTTTGGGTCCTGTAAATCCTTTGGGGCCATGTGATCCCTGCTCGCCTTGTTCCCCCTGCGGACCTTCTTCGCCTTTGGGACCATTTGCCGTTTCAGAGACTTTCTTGTTGTGTTTGATTTCCTTTTGTGGTTCCACTTTAAGTTTGTTTAATCGCATGTGTGTTATTTTCAAATCAAGAACTTCTTGTTTGGTTGCGCGTTTGGTCATGCTACTTTTCTCCGAGGTGGGGGATTCTTTCCAGTTTTCTTTCTGTAGAAACCCCTTAATTTCGCAACGCCTTTTTTGTTTTTGTATTGAGCTCCGATAATAGGTTTGCGGCGTGGAGTTACATCTTCTATTCCTGGGATAAAGGGGATGGGAACGCATCGGCAGTTAGGATGCAAAGGAATGAGCCCACTTATTTCGTCCAGTGTGAACACACGGCCTTCCAAATCAGCACAGTCAGGGCAAACGTCCTGAATAGCGGTGGACCATTCCACCAATACGGTTACTCCCTCAATTCCTTGGGACTTGTATGTGTTCAATGCCCCTTGCACGTGTGCTCGAACTATTTCCGTACGAGCTATGGTCGTGGCACGCTTCAAACCTATGTCAACCAGCTTCACCATCTCCCGCGCAACCACCCTTGGATTTTTCCCCTCCGCCAGACCTTGGGCCAATGACCTGCTAATCTGTTGAGCCATACTTTCCGTCACACCCTTCAACTCGGCAAAATTGCGCTGATACAACAGACGCACGTTCTCAAGGTGTATGGGCTGAAAGAGGGCTCCTTGTGCCATTGTTGCCACTGCTCTTACGCGAGCAGGTCCACCAGCCACTGACACCAATGAATCGAACACGGCATTGCCCGATCGTTTGGCTAATTCCTCGTATCCCCTTTGAATTCCTTTCGAATACGCCGAAGAAACGTAAGTGTCAGCCCAACGCTCATCCACAACTCTCATAGTTGGGCCTGTTTCCAGGAATAGGATTTCTTTTTCCAACATCTCGTTCAACCACACAATAAAATCACTGAACTTTTCAGGATCAGTGGAGAATGCAAACGCTTTTGGGCCGAGTGCTTCCTGATTGGTTGCCAAATCCAACGCATCGTTGGTATGCACTGATTTCGTTATTAGTTGCTTGGCCTTTTTGAACCGTCGTCGTAGTTCAGCAATATAGGAAAGACGAATCCTACCTGTGCGGGTAGGATCTCGAAGGAGTGCCATATTGAATACACTTACTCTTTTATTCCGTTGGCTCATCATTCTCCTCATCGTCCATATCGTCTTCATCGTCGTCAGTTAGGGCAAAATCGCCGTATGTTACTTGCAATTCCTGAACTTGGGCTTCCGTATAACTCATCACAACCCGAAGATACATTTCAAATGGCATGAGTTCGTGAAGCCCACTGGTAACGTACAACGAATACGATTCAGTTTTAAGTTTCTCAATCTCACTCTTTCTTTTAGCATCGTCGGCTTCAAGAGCAGGCCAATTGATTTCATACTCGGACGGAACGAGGACACCAAAGAGAACCAATCTATCAATAAACGTACGGAGGATATCAACTTCAGCAAAGTCGGTGCGTCTTTCGTCAACGCGTGTGTTCCAATTGTTTTCATCCATCACGGAAGCCAACTCACCACGCTCACTTCCAGTAAGGATCCGTGTGGGAATGCCCTTCGCACCAGAAATAAGTGTTAGGGGTGCTTTTAGGTGTTCCCATACTTGGGCTATGGCTGGAGCAACTGATTTAACCTCCACCCCTTGAAAGACGCCATGACGCTTCATGCCGTGGACAAATTCTTCGACCTCGTCATTGAGATCATCCGTATTGGTAATTTCAACATCCTTGTCTACGTTGAAAAAGAGACCCTGATAAGCACCGAGCCAAAACATTTCTGCATCGCCGCCGCCCACTTTCTCAATGTTCTTGACGTAGTTAAACACTGACTCAAGGCGTGGGGTTCCGTAGACTTCGCTATCTTCCTTTTCCTCTGCAACATGGATTACACGCGACCAATGTACTTCAGTCGCAACTGAGTCATGTGTGCTTTGGTTGCTTAGGTTGCTCTGTAGCGTTATTGAGTATTTGGTGGGTTGGCCGAACCGAGGATCCTTATGGTTACTCTCCACTTCCAATATCTCAACCTTTCCTTGGGGATAAGCCTGTAGGTAATTGACTGTTAAAGTTGACGCTGAATCGGCAAGTTTGCTCACAGGTTCTTTCAACGCCTTCCCATCACTGAAACCAATAAACAACACACCAAACTGACCTATTCCGCTCAATATGTCAATCTTTTTGAGATAATGCCATATTCGGATTTTTTTAACAAGGCTTTTCCACTCCGTAAGGAACATACTTGCTTTGTCTTTCTTGTCAGGAATGGTTATCTCGGGAATACCCCTCCAACTTGCTTCGGGAAAAGCCTTCACCACACGCTTACCAATTCCTTCACGTGCCCACATGGCATAATAATCATCGTAAACCAAATTCTTCTTGTACCCTAACGCCGCATACACGTCACGCTTGCCCTCGTATGATTCCCCTAATTTGGAAAACAGGGCGGCTCTTTGGCTAACTAGACTGGACAAATTCGACAAACATCTTTTTTCTTCGCCTGAGAGTTTATTGGTGGTGGGCTTACGAGTTGCCTTCTTTTTCTTCTTGGTATCTTTGGGCATGAAATGAATCTCCTAATTTTCAATATTATTTTGGAATACTATACTATATTTCTGATTATTTCTTCCGCCGCAATGCACCACCAACCCGCTTCTTTGCATTGAGTTTATTGTAGGCTCCTCCGGCGGCATCCACCTGATCTCGTTGCTTTGCCAAGGGGAACCCACGCATTTCGGCAACAAACTCCCGTGTCCAGGCTCTTCTTAGGACCCATACCTTTCCGTTTTCTACAGCTATGCTCAGAGGCTCTGCGCGAGCATCCTTGGAACCTGACACCTTGTCACTGTATGCTCGGAACCCCGCAAGGGTTTCACTTATGGTTGTCTCCACACTTTCCTTTCCGCCGGATCCAGGCTCTTGCTCCACCCATATCTTAACGCTATGTCCATCTAATTCTGCAGTGTTGCGGATGTGGGGTTCTCGGCGGCGTGCATCCCAGCTACCACGCACCACGTCAAGGACAATAACACGCTTGTTGGGCATCTCGCCCAACAATACCCCCGCTGTATGTGCCGCGCCCCGTTTGCGGTTGTTCTGCGTACCAGCTTTGTCCCAGTACCGTACTTGCTTTAATATCTTGTATGGGGCTTCGTCACAATAATTTAATTGTTTGGTGTCAAATGCATTTCCGCCCTTGGCAATGGGGTTCTGTGCCATCTGTCCGCTATATTTTCGAGAACCATAATCCTCCATTTTCTCATCGAGGGTTTCTTGGTCCAGACGAACAGGGTCCATAAACCCATTCACATACTTGTCTCTCAATTCAGGTGGATTTACCAAATCACTTTCTTCAGCTGGGATACATATGTGTTTTATTTTCTTTTTGGTCTTTCCCAGCATAAACCCAGTGGGGTCGTCTTGATGTAGCCTCTGCATGACCATAATCATCGTCGTGACCTTTGGGTCCACATGCCTAGACAAAAGCGTACCTTCTATCCATTCATTGACATTGCCGAGGTTTACACCACTCACCGCATCTGCGTCCATAGGGTTGATTGGATCATCTATAATGAGATAATGCCCATGCATGCCCGTGACGGACCCCAGGATGGAAGTGGTTAATCGTTCCCCTCCTTCCGTATTCTTGAAATGGCTCTTTTGTTTTAAGTCTTCTCTGATTTTAATGTTGGGGAAATAGAGCTTGAACTTGTCGGAGTTCACAATGTCCCTTGATTTTAGAGCAAGGTCCAATCCCAACTTCTCCGCATAGCTTCCCACGATACTTCTAATAACTGCATCCCGCGTCCATACCCATATGGGAAACATCTCGGAACAGATTGTGGATTTTGTGGATCCTGGAGGTATGTTAATAATCAAATCATACTCTTTGGGCTTTCTTGGCTCTATCCATTGTGTCTGTACGTACTGTAATTCGTCACACAGATATTTTAGATGCCAATTCCACACCGCCTTTTCAGGAATAACCACATCCCAAAATTCTTGCAGGAAGTAATAGAAACTTCTTCTGCATTTTTCAGCTTTGATTTCATGTAGAGGTGGTATCTTTTCTTTATACTGTGCTACTGCTTCAGCCTTCGTTGATCTTGGCATAGGATCAGCCCCCCAACAAAGAAGGAGCTTCGTTCGGGCACGTCAGTTCGGCATCTATGCTTTCAAAGCAATCCAGCAACGAATCCAAAGCGGCATCGTTCAACGCTCCCAAGTCAATTTGGGAAACTGCACCCTCCCCATTGTTGTTGACGCTGATATTGTTGTACACATCTCGCACTTTCGTTTCTTTCTGGTTCCTTACTTTGCCCCCTGTGGAGACCTTGAATTGCATCTCCATATTTGCTTTCCATAAAGTCGTTTGGAAAGTAGGGTCATTTAATCCAGCACGTGCCTTCCTTTCCCACCACGCTTTAGACACAGACTCTATCATTAAAAGAGCCTTGGCAAGGAAAGGGTTCTCCATTGCCATTTCTTCCAGCTTGCCCTTTAGGAATCCCATCTGCACACAAATTTCATTTAACCCATAGCCATCAAATGCCATTTCGAACATCGGTTGGAGTTTTTCCTTTACCAGCGTCATGTCTTTCCAACCACTCTTGCTGACGTAATTGTGTCGCTCAACTTGTGGGGCTCGGGTGGTAGACAGGTCATGTAGCATCCAATCGAACCAATCGTCCGTTCCACCGTCGTAAGGGCACACACTGTTCATGTCCTGTACCACTCGGGAGCATTTGAGATTCTTTGCGTGCTTCTTAGTGTCTACTGAGTATCGCTTGGCACGCCGCCATTTCCCTATAAGAGTGTTAAGACTGAGGTGGCGTTCTTCGGGGGGGATAGTGCTTTCGGATTCGTCAGGTATTTGGGTCTTGTCGAGGTCTTGTTCTATCTGGTTTCTTTTCTTTCGAGTAAACTTGTGCATAACGGTTTCCTTGTTGAGTTACCTTATGCACATTAACATAATGGGCGTGTGTTCATTCCTTCATGACTTCACTCTTCAATTCAAGTTCGCTTATGTCTGGACATCCCATCAAGTGCGAGGTGCATTCACCGTCCAATAGATCATCGCAATCGTCGCATACGCTCTTTTTCTCCAGTTCAAGTTCAAACTCCACGCCGACCGCCTTGAGCACCACGCAACATATCGCGATTGCTAGGGATAATTCACCATATCGATAGTACCGACACGGTGAATTATACTCAATCTCCACATGGTATCCCACTGGTCCATACCAGCCAATCTTTACGGAATACCCGACCTTCTCCAACGCTGCAAAAGCATGGTTAAGGTCATCGGCGGGATTCCAATAGTTCGAGTGAAGATACCTCACCGAATCTTGGTACGGCGTCTTGCCACAGTCATCATTCCAGAACGGGATAATCTCAGCGTGATACCACCCCATGACCTTCTCGGCCACGAGCGCGTTGAGTTGTTCTTTGGTTTTAATCTTGATCATCAGTTAGCTCCAATGTGAATTCGATTCCCTTAGCTTTCAAATAGCACGCCAGAAGCGCGACGGTGGGGTTAATGTGGAAGAAATCGTATGCTATGTTATTCCGCTCGATATTCATTTCGTAGCTATCATCGTTACATGTGTCGAGCTGTAAATAAAAAACGTCAGCCCGCACAAGCTCAATCGCGGCGTGGAAGCCTTCGGGTTTGTGGTAGATTGGCTTGGTGCGTCCACTCGGGGAAAATACCTCTTTTCTACAATGGACGCACCAATGGTAATCTACCGTTACCCTACGCCAATCATGCACACATTCCCCCGCCGCTTCCGCAAACGCCGCACCAAGTTGTTTTTTAGTCGTTATCTTGATCACGACTCAGTCTCCTACAATATTGTATGTTTTTGCAAAAACATCAGGCTTGCATGGGTAGCACTCACCTACAACACCTTTGATGATCATGTCTCCAATACTTGCCATATGCGAACCCTCAAGAGTGAATATCTTAAGGCCCTCTCCTGCCACAATGTCGCAATACTCTTGCCACTTCCAATGCGTTGCAGTGACATGTTGGCCGGTAAATTCAATAACCTCGTGCAGATTTTTACCTGTCCACTCAACGAACTCAATCGTTACGGGCTTTTTAGTTGCTTTCTTGATCATGATTCACCTTTTTCTTCGGGGTTTACTATTTCATCGATTCGGTTTCCCCACCACCATGCCTCGTCACTATCGGACTCATCAACCAGTTTCTCGATGCCATTGATAATCGCCTTAAGCTCTGCAACGCGCGCCTTGAGCTCGGCATTATGCCTACTCAATTCAATGCAACTGCTATTCATGTCGTTGAGTTCAGCCGTCAGCCGCTTGATCTCCTCGCGCTCGGTTACGTCGAGGAAGATAGCGTGTGGCATGCATTGCGCAAAATCAACATTATCACACTCACCCGGTCGATCAAAATAGCACCCTAGACATTCATCTTCGGATTCAATTTGTGTTTTCTCTAACTTGCGCCCTTCGTACTCGACTATCTGCATTTCTTTCATGACTCACCTCCAAATTTTTCGGTGCGCCTGAAAATTATCTTCGTGGCATAGAACCAATTCTTTTTGTCCACATATTCAGACGCAATGTCGTTCGTGTTGCCGTCGCAATCAAGAAAGTGTGCGAACGAATATGCAACGTTGTCAACCGTAAGCCCCTTCGTATTCGTGCGTGGCTTTGAATGTGTGTTAATCGAATACGTTGGATAGCCTCTCGACCAGTCGAGCCTGAACCCTATCTCCGTGTAAGGTTCGAGTCTAACGCACTCGCAAACGCCCTCGGTCTTGTTGCACGCCGCGCATGTCGTGGGGTGGGGATTCTCTCTAAATCCTTGGTTCACCTCAAGTTTCTCGCAGGAGTGATAAGATGCAGTACCAATGAGTAACGAGGCTTCGGGCTTCTCCACTTCCTTCGGCGGCATTGTCATGCCCGATATGAAAGTTCCTCCGACTACGAGTTCCTTCGGCGGCAACTCCCCAAGCTCGCGCAAGCTGTCTATGTGCTGTTGCAGGGCTTCGCGGTTGTTGGGGTGTCGGATGTCGCTTTTGGACAGAGTGGACCCGTAAATTTCTGCATGTGTTATTGTACAGTCCTCGACCGCTCTCCAATCCACGCCCTTTGGTATCACGCACGCCTTTACGGTGTCCTCTGCGTTCGGTTCGCATGGTCGGGCGCAGTCCCACGCTAACTGATACGTGGATGAGTTAGCGACTTCATCGACCATCGTCAAGAATCGCGAACCCCTCATTTCGATAAACGCTCTAGGCGGACGTAATTGCTCTCCGTCATCATTTACCTCAACGATATCTCCCTGCTTGGGGGTCGGGACGAGGATTAGGTAGCTTTCGTTTATAAAGGCAAATTCTGCTTTTTGCACGTTGCCATTGGCGTCCACAAACAATTCGCCGTGCTTCGGGAGTCTGATCCCATCCGCATGCGGCATGTAGCCCTCGGGTACGTTCACTTTGATTTCGTAGGTGTTTGTCTCTTTCATGGTCTCTACTCCTTGGTTTGAAAAACAGGGAGGAACTAGCTCCCTGTCACATAATTGCAAACATCCCTTTCGGGAATTAAAGTATGCGACGGGACTTGAACCCGCATCCACTGTCGTGTTAACGATGCATCCAGTGCTCTACCAATTAAGCTACGCATACTCTGCGGATATATACCCGTCCGCTGGGTTTGGTGGAGGCGGCGGGAGTCGAACCCGCGTCCTGCGATGCATCCAATGTTCCATTATACATGCTTTTGCCAGCCTTACTCTTATGACGCGAAGGAGCTGTCTTCCTCCGGCGACCAGTGTCTTTCAAGTCCTTCTCTGGGCTTGGACATTATGCGTGCCAATTTGACTTCCCTTCAATATGGCTAAAAGGTTAACCAGTCACTCCGGAGAGTAGACTAGGCTACAGCTTGCTCACGCAAGCCTGAGAACATAATCGGTTTAGCAATTATCTTCGTGATCGGCTTTTAAGGAGGCCAACCGATCAACCTCCGCATGTGGTGACATATTCAGCAACACAGTCGAAACCATGTCGCCCCCAAATTGTAAAAGAACACCAGCCCGAAGGCTTGGCGGGTGTGTTACCCGCCTTTATTATAATATGCTTACTTTCATTCCTCCTAGATTTCATCTTCTTTTCTTTTTGCTTGGTTCTTGTCCTGGGTCCAAAAAACACACTTCACAATCCTTTTTAAACTTATGCCCGTGTGGGCATTCAGGCTGAGCAACACTCTGGGGAGGTTGTTCCTTTGGCTTGAACCCCATTTCGCACAAAGTAAACAACAGGTGTTCAACCGCATCATGTGGCAAAGTGATGCTATGAAGGCCATCTCCAATAGAGATACACACTGGTCCGGCAGATAAGTTACCATGATGCTCACCTTCGGAATCAAACAGTTTGAAGGATCTGCCCTCCTCTTTCTCCAGTTCGTTCACAAGAGCCGCAAGTTCAGCTCCTTTCACGTCAATTTCTTTTCTCTTTTCTTTTAGTAATTGAACATGTGTCATTCTTTTTCTCCTGTTGTAGGTTTTTTCTTTGTCTCCATATTCTTTTCCAGTTTCAGACAATCCTCTTTACTTAATCCATGCCCTATTGCCTCACGAGGTGTGAGATTAAGCTCTTTCAGATATTCGGGCAATGGGTCAGGAACGTTTTCACAATTCCAAAACCACCATTGATCCGCTATGGATTGCGAGGTTGCCAACTGGTAGGTTATCCCAAGCTCCTTCATAACGACTTGTGGATTTCCCCTCACCATATTTAGCTGTTCTTCCTTCATCGAGGGCCATACACGGTATCTAAGATTCATATCTGTTCTCCTTTCTTAATTCTTTGGAATATGATGGAATGCACCGTTATCGCGCAAAACAAGGCCCCGCGCCACTAAAGACTCCATGCACTTTACCGTTGCTGAGGGAGACACTCCTATGCGCATAATGGGCTTATCCTGGACGGAATCCCAGTACCCATGGTGCTTCAACCACTCCAAAGCATATTTCTGACAGTAACCAAGGCCCTTTCGTGGGTCTTTCCTGCGATCCTCTTTGTTCTGTTGTATGCGTGCATAATCATTTAGGTCTGCCAATACTTCAGAGAGGGACATTTGCTCACCATCTTTAAGTATGGCGGCTCCATTACCACAAATTCCTTCTGTATACTTATTCATTATTCAGTCTCCTCTTCTTTTATGCTCCAATCAGTTTCCCAGCATTCATCATCGCGGAACGCCCAGAACTCTTTTGGTTCGCAAAGAATGCCGTCTTCAAATTCAAACAGATGGCCGGTTTGTTTCATTGATTCTTCATCGGTAAAGTATCGGTGAGTGAGGGTCTTCCCTTCTTTAAGTGCTTTGATTGCTTCTTTCTTGATCATCTTATTTGTTCCTCCGTTCTTTACATTTCCTAAAGATGAAGCTTGCTTCGCGAATTGCCTCGTCTTTGGATTGTGGTTGGTTAAAATCAAACAATTCACATCCAGGATGCATGATATCAAGAAATTCACAAAGGCTTTTTATGCTTAGTTTCCTCATGGCATATAATCCGTGTGCCATGCGATGATGTTGGCGGTTTACTTTTTACTCATAATCTATTCCTTGCACTCTTTTTGAGATAGTGGTTTATTGTTTGTGAGATGTACCCAAGCGGGTGTATAGCGGTTTTAACGGCGATGGGTTGGAATGCTACTCTCAGACGGTAATTCTTCGCGTGGTTCTCTATTTCCACCACCCATGCAGTCGTAACACCTTCGTCATCCTTTATCTCATAAGCTCTATGGGGGTGCTGACCTCGCTTGAACCTCTCGAACGTCCATTCTTCACGTACTTATCCGCTTTTGCTTCGGCTTTCTTATAATTCTCTTTCCATTGTTCCCATACTTTCATGGTGTGTATCCTCCGTTAGAATTTTTTACCGTGCATATGTTCGCGTCCTGCATTGAACTTCATCTTTTCGCGTATGGCCCCCGTCAGGTTATACCCGAACCCATGGCAGAAGTCCATAACGCGAATAACAACGTCTGCCATCTCTTCCTCAACACCCGTGAACTCGGGTATGTGCTCACTCGGGGAATTGTCGTGGCGCAATGCTTCCAAAGCCCCAGACAATTCCGAATGCATCAAAGCAATCATCATGCCTTTGTTCCTTCCCTCCTTGTCTTTCCAGAACCCTTTGTCCACCGCATGCTGGTGTATCTCCGTCGCGAGGTCATCCATATAACCACACGCACGGTTCTTGTCTCGTTCATTCATTGCGTTGGTTCTTTCGTTTTTCAACTCTATCTGTTTCATGTTCCAGATGTGGATGTGGGCGGGCTTGCCGTTTGGTGAGTTGGAACGTTCTTCCATCCCGCATAAAATGTAACATCCGCACTTTTTGCAACTTACCTCAATTCTGTGATACTCTGCGTTGTGATACTCGTAAACAAACTGCTTTGTGTCACAAGCAACGCATGCAACTATTAAACTTTCTTGTATTTTAGAACTCATGGTGTGGTTTCCTTTTATTGTTTATTCTTGGCTTAACTATTATATGGTATTATTCATTCTTTCTACACTATTGCACTGGTGTATTCTTTGATGCCATTACACTTCCTCATTATATACGAATGCGATAACTATGCGACCTTTCGCAATACCTATACTTTCGCATTCGTATATTGGCACTGCTTCTAACTCTATTATAACATCGGGAATAGGGTGCTTCGTTTCTATTATATTAATTCGGGAATTACATGCTTCGTTTCTATATTCGTAATTCATATACCCCCCCCCCCATTCGGGAATTAGGGGTAATTTTTTATTCTATGATGGACGTGTTCGTGAACATCAAAACTCACCCCCCCATTTGTTTTGATTTAGGCTTGCCTAAAACTCTTAGGCTTGCCTAAAACTCTTAGGCTTGCCTAAACCCTGCCTAGGGGCATGGTATGGGCGTGTGGTTTGTTGCGGTTAAGGCGTGTGTAATTACGTGCAAATGCAGGGGGTGTATATAAGGGGGTAGGGCGGGCGTGTACAACAAAACCTATACAAAACATACTATAAAGCACCCTACAACACAAGGGGGGCACACATACCAGTATACACGTGGGTATTGTATTGCTTGTAAGGTATGGCGTGTATTGTGGTTTATATAGGGTGTTTTTATGGTAGTGGTATGGGGGTTGTTGTGTGGTGGTATTGTGTGGTGGTATATAATGGGGGTATATACTTACGCGTGTGCATGTGGGGCGTTATGCGTATGCATGCGTACACGTAGGGGCACGCATTATGCACACGCGCGTATGGTTGCCATGTGTGGGGGTGTTATAGCCTGTGCGTTTGTGTGTGCCCTACAATGCCCTGTGTTGCGTTGTGTGCAATAAAAAACCCCCTACCTATGCGGTGGGGGGTAATGGGGGTTTACGTTACTGTGTGTGCTTTACAGGCCCTTGTTGTGGGGTTTGCGTTGCGTTGTGCAATATTGCCTATGTTGGCATGTGGGGCAATGGCAAGGCTTGCGCGGGGGGCGTGCGATTAGTGGCATGTGTTTGTTGTTTGTTGTTTGTAGGGCCTGTGCGTGTGCGTTAGCGGCTTGTTTGGGTGTGTTGTTTGGCATAGTGTTAAACCCCCCATGTGGCACGCCATACAACGCTATTGCCAAACCCGCCAATACTGGCAACGGGCTTTGCTATTGGCATGGGCCTATTTTGCGTTGTTTGTGTGCTGTAAACGGTTTGGGCGGTATTTGCGGCTTGCGCTACAGTGGCAACCATAGCAAGGCTTATGGGGCCATTGTAGGCGTGTGAGTTTATTTTGGTGGTTTTAGTGGTGTGCATAATGTGTGCCTTTGTGTGTGTGTGGGTTTGCGGTGTGTGGTAACAAAAAAGCCCCACCGTTGCCAGTGGGGCGCATAACCTATTTTGCAGGCTGTGGGGTAGCTTTGGGCCAAAGCTGTTTGGCGGTTACGTTAGTGGTGTAAACCGTACCATTTTTGGTGGCCTGTTTGGCAAAGGTAAAACCCCTTTTGGTTTGCAGGTAATTAACGTGCAATTGTACCCGTGCAACCCTATAGCCAAGTTTAGCGGCTATGGCGGCAAGGGTGTGCTTGTTTGCCACTAGCATTTGGTCAATTTTTGCGGCTTGCGTACCTTGGCGGCTGTTAAACGCCGTTGTGGGCAATGCTACCTTTTTGGGTGTGGGGGTTTTGGGTGTGGTTGCCTTTGGTGCTACCTTGGCGGGTGTTGCCTTTGCCTTAATGGCGGCGGCGTTTGCCTTTGCAGTGGTGGCGGTGCGGTTACTGGTGGTTGCTTTGGCGGCTTTGGTGCTTTTTGCGGTTGCCATGTTTGGCCCCTTGTTTTGTGTGCCCTTGTGGGCGTTGCGGTTTGTGTGTGTGGTTTTGGTTTGCTGTGGTGTGTGTGCCATGTTTGGCCCCTGTGTTGGTTGTTTGTGTTGGTGTATGCCACTACCTATATGCAAGGGTTAAGCAATTGCAAGGGGCTACTAATGCCCGTTATGCCTGTTATGTGCCTTTGTGTGGTAGTATGCCATTGTGTTGCAATGTGTTAAGTGCTATAAAAGTTTTTTTGCAAAAAGCCACATAATGGCCATTTGTTACAATTTAGGGCCTCTAAAAAACTTTAGGCTTGCCTAAAAAATGGCGGTGTTTTTGCCGCTGTTTGGTGGGTTTGCGGCTGTGTTGCGCCGTGCCATATTTTGCGGTTTTGTGTGGTGTGTTTTAGGCTTGCCTAAAACAGTTAGGTGTGGGTAATGGTTTTAGGTATGGCACAAAGTTTTAGCCTTGCCTAAAATGTTTTAGGGTTGCCTAACATTTTTAGGCGGGGGTTAATAGTGACCCCTTAAAAGCCACATACACATATATAAGGGGATGTTGCACCTGTAATTTTTTGATCTGGAAATTTACCAAAGGAAAACGCCCCACGGTTTATCAGGCCGTGGGGCTACACACAAACATATCAAGGGGAAAATATTAAGCCACTACATATACAAGAGGCTCACTGTATGGCACAAACCCTCGCCTATGCCATACATGAACCACCTATGCAGTTTTAATGCTCATTTGTGCTTCATTACAGGCCGTACAACATAGCTATTGCCACAACTCTCACCCACACCACCTCTATGTGACTTTGCGAAGACATCTGCAGTCGTTTCGGTCATAGGCGTTCCATTGCCCATTTGAATTTCTTTTCCGGTTTTCGTAATACACCAAACCAAGAATTTCGTAGGTGATTGCATTTCGTTGCCCATACTTCAAACTCCTTTATTTGTTTGTGTGCTATTCAGTTTGACTGATTGGTTCCTGCTTCAACAACCGTTCTTGCATACCCTCACAGGGGTAGGAACGTCAACGGGGTATCGACTCTTCTCTGATACCCGTTTGCGTACAATGATTGTAATCTGTCTGGATTGGCGTTTAGTGATTGTTTCGCCACAGTCGTTACACTTGACGGTTTGGGTGTTGGGGTGGTTAACGGTGAAGGCTTTCATGTGGTGCTCTCCTTTTGTTGAGTGGTGGGGTAAAACTCGTTTATCAAATCATGTCCAGCGGGTTCACTTAACACCTCTTCAAGGTGCTCGGTGAGATCAACACCCAACTCCAACTCAGGGTGTGCCACTGGTGTGACAATATCACAGAAGGCGTCGAACGCCTTATTGAGGTCTTTAAATGCCTTGAGCATTTCGGCTCGAAGGTGGCGGCTTCGAGTATTGTACCAATCATCGAAGTTAACCCCATTACCTACCCACAATTGCATTTCAACCATTTCCTTAGTGCACCCTGAATTCTCATACGCCCCCATAAAGTAATCAACGTTCTCGGCAAAGCACATTTCACCATGACCAGTGGCATACCACAGCGTGATATTGAAACACAGGGCCTCAACCTCAATGGCCCCATAGGTAAGGCCGTCTATGGTGAGTTCCTCAAGTTTGCCTTCCTTGTGAAGGAAACCACCGAACCGCCCATCGTATGCACATGTAAAGCAATGGTGTGCTTGCATGTCACCATCACCTGAGGGGTTTATGTCTTTCAATTCAAATACACCTGCTTGACATGCAAGGGCAAAAACCAACGTGTTGAATTCACA